GGGGCATACATGAAACGTTGGTGAGTCAAGAAGGTATTGACCCCAGTTCTGATGAATACTATACTGAGCTCGATCGTAGGCTCCAAACGGAGTTTCCAAGTCGTTTTCAGAACTCAGGTTCTGCTTCTCAAATCAGACAACAGCGTGCCGCGCCTGCTGTTGCCCCTGCCAGCCGGAGTTCCGGAATTAATAGTGCGCGCAGAACTGTCCGGTTATCGCCGAGTCAGGTTGCCATTGCAAAAAAACTGGGTGTACCTCTTGAAGAGTATGCTAAGTACGTAAAGGAGTAAGTCATGGTTGAAAAAGTCACTATCGATAGAGCCGCTCGTTCTTCCGAAACTCGGGAAAAAGAAACTCGTCGCAAGCCTTGGAGTCCTCCTTCGCGCTTAGATGCACCACCTGCCCCTGAGGGGTATAAGCATCGTTGGCTTCGCGCAGAAGTCAATGGAAATCTTGACAACCAGAACATCTACAGCAAACTTCGTGAGGGATATGAACTTGTCCGTCTCGAGGATCTTCCTGAAGAATATCGAGGCATGCTCCCAACGATGGACGACGGCAAACATGCCGGAGTTGTTTCTGTTGGAGGACTTTTACTCGCTAGGATCCCAGATGAAACGGTTGATGAGAGAAATGCTTATTTCCGTAAGAAGGCGCAGGACCAGTTACATGCGGTAGACAACGAGATGATGCGTGAGAACGCACACTCTTCAATGCGGCTTCAGGCTCCAGAACGGAGTTCTCGCACAACATTCCGTCAGTCGTAAGACTGATAACTTCAATTTTTTAGGGGATTTAAATGGCTAATATCGATAAAGCCTTTGGTCTGCGTGCAATTGGTAATCTTTCAGCTACTGGTGCTCAAAAGCAGTATGGCTACGAGATTGCTGATAGTCAGGCCGGGACAATTTTCCAAGGTGACTTGGTTGCGCTTTCAGGGGGTTTCATTACTAGGTTTCTTCCAGCTTCACACACTGCTGCGGTAGGCGTGTTTAACGGTTGCAACTACATTGATCCCACTACAGGCAAACCAACTTTTAAGAACTACTATCCGGGCTCTGTCAACATCACAGCAGGCAAGATCATTGCTGATGTGATTGATGATCCTAATCAGTTGTTCTTGATTCAATGTGATGAAGGCTTTGTGGCGGCTGACGTAGGTAAAAACGCTGATGTCGTTGGCACAGGCGGTAGCACTACTTCCGGCATCTCCACCATGGAGTTGGACTCAAGCACGCTTGCTACCTCAGCAGCATTGAACTTGAAGGTCGTTGGCTTGTACAACGATGTCAACAATGAGTTCGGCACTAATGCCGTGGTGGTAGTCAAGATCAACGAACACGTGTACGGTAGTGCAGGTGTTGCTGGTCAATAAGGAGATAAATCATGGCAATTACCCGTTCCCAACTGGTTAAGGAACTTGAGCCCGGACTGAATGCTTTGTTTGGTCTGGAATACAAGCGTTATGAAAATGAGCATGAGCAGATTTTCTCTATTGAGACATCTGACCGTGCTTTTGAAGAAGAGGTCATGTTGACTGGCTTTGGTTCTGCCCCTGTGAAAACAGAGGGTGCTGGCATGGCATACGATACCGCTCAGGAATCGTTTACCGCTCGGTACACGCATGAAACCATCGCCATGGCGTTTGCGCTAACAGAAGAAGCGATTGAAGATAACCTCTATGATCGTTTGTCTGTGCGCTACACCAAGGCACTGGCCCGTTCCATGTCCAACACCAAGCAAGTAAAAGCTGCTTCCGTGCTGAACAATGGTTTCACTGGTGGTGCTTTTGCAGGCGGCGACGGCGTGGCTTTGATGTCCACCGCTCACCCTACTGCAATGGGCCCTGACTTTTCAAATCGTCCAACAGTTGCTGCCGATTTGAATGAAACCTCATTGGAACAAGGCATCATTGATATTGCTGCATTCACTGATGAACGTGGATTGAAAGTAGCATTGACCGCCCGCAAACTGGTTGTTCCAAAAGAACTTCAGTTTACTGCTGAGCGTTTGATGAAAACTTCTTTGCGTGTTGCAACAGCGGATAACGACATCAATGCGATCAAGTCCATGGGCCTGATTCCTGAAGGATACACTGTCAACCATTACTTGACAGACACAGATGCCTTCTTCTTGTTGACTGACGCACCTAACGGTTTGAAGATGTTCAACCGTTCACCTGTCAAGACTGCTTTTGAAGGCGACTTTGAGACAGGTAACGTTCGTTACAAGGCCCGTGAGCGCTACAGCTTTGGCTTCAGCGATCCACGTGGTATCTACGGTTCTCCCGGCGCTGCATAAGCAATTGGAAAACATGAAAAGGGGGCCTTGTGCCCCTTTTTCTTTTGGTGTATATTGAGCACATTCCGGGCTTTCCGGTGTATCTGACAGTCCCGGCTGACGACATGCAGACAGATACGCCTAACTTGCATGTAAGGAAAAAATCATGGCATTGACCACCTTCTCCGGCCCAGTTGCTTCGCAAAACGGCTTTCTCACCACAATTTCTAATTCTTCCACTGGTGCCTCCGCCTTTAATGCGAGCACCACTGCCGTCACGATGACGGGTGTTGGCGGCACGGGCGGACGCACCTTGTTCCAGATGGACACTAACGTCGCTCTGGGTTCGTTTTCTAACGCTTTGAAAGCCGAAGTCACTTACGGTGCTACTGGTAGCACGACTGGTCTAGGTTCAGCCTTTGTTGCTGAGTTGACCCTTTCTGCCGGTACCTCTTCTGGCACCTACTCCCCTGTTGAAATCGAGTTGAACGCTGGTTCTGGTGCTTCTACTGGCACAACAACTTCGCTGATTTACGCTTCGGTTAACGGTACAGGCAAAGCGACTGTCGATACCAACGGCTATTTGTTGAACTTGGCCGGTGTCACTGTTGCAGGCGCTAAGTTGGCTGCAACTGGCACGATCACCAACGTGAATGAAATCACCCACGGCCTACGTGTCAAGATTGCAGGTAGTGACTACTACCTCTTGGCTGCTACTGCCGCTAACTTTAACGCCTAATGGCTGCGTTGGATGAGGAATACCTGCTGGGGTTGAGGAATCAGGCACTTGAGCAAAGGCAAAAGTATCTGGACCTCATCCAGCAGGCTAATGGCGCAATTGCAATGGTTGATGTTTTGATAACAGAACTCAACCGAGAAGAACCGGAGCAAAAAGATGGCAACTGATGTCAAACAAGCGCACATAAACCAAAGCGGTTTTTTAGTGCTGGGGCGCAATCGCGTCAGGGCACTTTCTTTTGTAGGAACAGCTTCAGCAGGGACATTGGCAGTTTTTGATACTGCTACTGCTCCTGTGACCTCGAGTGTTACGTACGGGCGCACGGGAACACTCGTAACAGTATCTAAGACGGCTCACGGTCTAGTCACCGGGGATGTTGTTGGAATTCACTTTGAAGCGTTTCCCTCCGCCACGGATGGCAACTATGTTATTACCCGAGTCGATGCAAACAGCTTTACGCTTAATGATATCAACACTGGGACTATCACAGGCAGTCCCGCAGCGGTGTATGTCAGTGGTGGCGGTTCGTGGCTCTTCACATATGAGTCGTCGGCGACAGACATCTTTAACAATGCTCCTGAAATCCCACAAGATGGGGTGTTGGCGTTGAGGGGTGTTTATGCCTATATGGCTGATGTAGCTGTTGTTAATATTTTTTACGGATAAAGGGGAAAAAATGAAATTTCTTAAAAAAATAGCACGCGGTTTGAAAAAATCTGCTCCTGTGGGTGCAGCAGCTATGGTTGCCAAGACCGTAGAGCCTGCAATTCAAAAGGCCCAAGCCTCTGCTCCTGCTGCTCCTCCAAAAGCTCCCCCCGGTGCTGAAATGGGTCTATCACAAAGAGGGTTTCTTGGAAAAATACAGCAAGCAGCCCGGAAAATTGGTCCAGCTGTTAAGGAAGCCGCTCCTGCAATGAAAAAGAATTTTGAAGCCAACCCTGCAAAGGCCGTTGCGGGCGGTGTAAGGGGGATTGCCCGAGGAATTGGCAGAGGAATGGGCAGAGGAATGGGACGCATGGGGTTTAAGGACGGCGGTTCCGTTTCATCGGGCCGGGGCGATGGGGCTGCCATTCGCGGTAAAACCAAGTGCAAGATGTACTGAAATGGCCAAAGCATCTCTTAGAAAAAAAGGCCCATCACTCTCGGTGGGCCGTGGCGAGAAGTTGCCAATTTCTAAGGGTGCGGGCCTGACGGCTAAGGGACGGGCTAAGTACAACGCGGCCACAGGCAGTAACTTGAAGGCTCCACAGCCTCAAGGCGGATCCCGTAAGAAATCATTTTGTGCCCGTATGTCGGGTATGCCCGGTCCTATGAAGGATGAGAAGGGCAAGCCTACCCGTAAGGCAGCAGCCTTGGCAAGATGGAAGTGCTAAATGGAAGTCAATACAATCTGGTCAGCCGTTCTTTCCGCCGCAGTCGGCGGATTGTGGTTTTTCATTCGAGAGAAATTTGACGAACTCAAACGAATTGACATTTTGTTGAACAAAACCCGAGAAGAAATTGCTAGGGACTACACAACAAATGCGGAGGTTCAGCGGATTACGGACCACATTGACCAACGGTTTAACCGTCTTGAGGCAAAGATTGATCAGCTTATTCAGGCGGGGAAGTAATGTACCTGACAAGCAACATCCCGTATTTTAAGTGTTGGGTTCGTCGGGAATTTACGAACGCGCACCAGAAGTATCAGGGTGAGTATCTTCATGGTTTGGCGGTTGCAGTTACAACCATCCCAGACCGTAGCTTGAGTTTTCAGGTAATTTTTACAGGACTTGAGGCGGAAGACGGGGAAAACGTGCATGGCGGTGCAATGTGGGCGCGGATGCCCCTTGCTGCTTTGGTAGGGGACATCCCCTTGGAGGAGTGGCCTGAGCGCATGCAAAACCACTTGGCACAACCTTGGGACTGCAACTCGTACAACCATGCAATTATCAGCTTAGATAGGGCAAAACCCTCCCCTTGGCTGTGCAAAATCAACAATGAATTTTTCACCGGCAGATACTTGTTCACGGTAGACTATGCACAGAGCGACGTGTCTGAAGATCCGTCGCAGCACAAGCAGAGCCATGTTTTGATACTGACGGATGCGGGTAAGTGGACAGGAAACGTTGTTGCACTGCCCAACAACCGGGTTCGGGTGACCAGTCCGGCTTATTGGGTAACGGGACAAGGAGCGCCTGATTTCAGGCCAAATCAGTGGATTCATTGTGCGGAGCAAGATGATTCGTACATGGATATGGCAGAAACTTTTAACAACCTGTATCAGGAGCAAGAAAAATGATGAATTCTAAGATGATGAAAAGTGGCGGCATGGCTAAAAAAGGTGCTTCGGCTAAAACACTGCCTATGGTAAAAAAAGACGGAAAAATGGTTCCGGTTTTTGCTGCCGATGGTAAGGGAAAAATGGCCAAAGGGGGCATGATGAAGGCCAAGATGGCAGCAGGCGGAGGCATGATGAAGGCTAAGACAGGAATGTCCGGCGGCGCATCTAAAGGCGGGATTGGCGAGGAAGTCACGGTGCGTGGTTCAGGTGCTGCTCGTTCCAGTAAAGCTAGGATCTATTAATCCATGACTACTTCTGGCGTAGCCAACTTTGATCTTCAGTTTGACGACTTAATTGTTGAGGCTTATGAGCGTTGTGGCTTAGAGGCAAGGTCTGGCTACGACATGAAAACCGCGTTGCGGTCGCTCAATCTTATTTTTGCAGAATGGGCAAATCGCGGGCTTAATCTTTGGACAATTGAGCAACGACAAGTAACCTTGGTTGCAGGGACGCACGAATACATATTGCCAACAGATACGGTGAATGTTTTGTCTGCGGTGATCCGCACCAATAGCGGTCAAAGCACTCAGCAAGACATAACTATTGATCGAATCAGCCGTGCAGAGTGGTTACACACGCCAAACAAGAACACGCAGTCTAGGCCTGCACAATTCTATGTACAGCGTTCTGTTCCCACTTCCTTGTATTTGTATCCTTCCCCGGACGATACGCAAGCCTATTTGTTTGTGTATTACGCCATTCGTCGGATTGAGAATACGGGTACATATGTCAATACCGCAGACATTGTTTTCAGGTTTTTACCGTGTCTGGTGGCTGCATTAGCTTTTCATCTAGCTGTTAAAAAAGCGCCTGATCGCATGGTGATTTTGAAACAACTGTATGAAGAAGAATTTGCAAGAGCAGCGGCAGAGGATAGAGATACGGCTAGTGTTTTCTTGGTTCCAACTTTTACGGTGAGCTAATCATGGGCGCAGGCTATGCTTCCGGCAAGTTTGCAATTGCGCTATGTGATCAGTGCGGCTTTCAGTTTAAGTTACTGGAACTGGTTAAAGACTGGCAGGGGTTCAAGGTTTGTGATGAATGCTATGAGCCAAAGCATCCGCAATTGGAGCCTAAACGGGGACTTACGGAAGCGCAGGCCCTGAATCAGCCTCGCCCAGAAGCTCGTCTTTTTGTTACGATATATGTGGGTTTAACGACGGATTCGTCGTTTGCAAGCATTGGCATGCAACCTATGCCTATTTCCAGACAACTGGTGGCAGCCGCAGTGCTGTCTCCTGTAACCACGCTAATCACATGACCTACGCTGAACTCACTGCTGCAATACAAAGCTACACCGAAAACACGTTTACGGCGACGGAGCTTGCAACTTTTGTTCAGCAAGCCGAACAACGTATATACAACATGGTGCAGTTGGCCAATTTGAGAAGCAATCAAACCGGGACCATTACATCGGGGAATAAATACTTATCTGCGCCCAATGATTTTCTATCCTCTTATTCTTTAGCAATTTATACATATGCGTCCCCAACTGCCACAGGCACTTCGGGTCAATTCACCATCGTAGTGAGCAGTGCTACAGATATTGCTGTTGGGCAATACGTCACGGGTTCTGGAATTGGAACGGGAGCACTGGTTACTGTAATAGCTGGGACCACGATAACTTTGTCAGTTGCCAACAGTTCTACTGTTGGTGGCACAGTTGTTTTTCAAGGCAATTACCTGTTCCTACAGGATAAAGATGTAAATTTTATTCGTGAAACTTACCCTAATCCTAGCGACACTGCGGAGCCAAAATACTATGCCATTTTTGGTCCTCAATCAGTGGATGAGGGCGAGTTGTCGTTTATCTTAGGTCCAACACCAGACAGGCTGTACAAAGCAGAATTACATTACTACTACTATCCAGAGTCTATTGTGACTGCGGGAACTTCATGGTTGGGCGAGAATTTTGACTCTGCTCTTTTGTATGGCTCTTTGGTAGAGGCATACACTTTCATGAAGGGTGAGCAAGATATGATGGCGCTATACGATATCAAGTACAAAGAAGCAATGGCTCTCTTAAAGAATTTAGGGGATGGTAAACAGCGCGGAGATACATATCATGATGGCCAAGTCAAACTGAAGGTGCAGTGATGATTACATCCGGACTTACCACAAGCTTTAAAGAACAGATTTTGTTGGGGGAACACGACCTTAACACGGACGTTCTCAAGATTGCTTTGTACACATCAGCAGCCACTCTTGATGCCAACACAACGGTTTACTCTACTGCCAATGAGGTATCGGGAACAGGGTACACAGCGGGCGGTGAAGTACTTTTGAATGTTGTAGTGCAGCAAGGGGATGGCACAGGATATGCAAGTTTTGACAATCCTTCGTGGCCCGGTGCGAACTTCACTACACGTGGGGCGTTAATCTACAATTCTACAAAAGCAAACAAGTCGATTGGTGTTATTAATTTTGGCCTAGATCAAACCATGACAAATCAAGGTTTTCAAATCCAGTTACCTCCAAATAACCCTGAAACCGCCGTAATACGAATTATTTAAGGAGTTTAAATTGATCGTTACCACAACAAAAGGCGACATGGATGATTCTTTGCTGGAAAAGCGAGAAGGCACAGTCGATAATGACAATGAACTGACCACTTGGGTTGAGTATTGGCTGGAAGGGGAGCTTGTCCACCGTTCTGCTCATGTGACTTTAAAGAAACCACCAGCATTCGTTGGTGGCGAAACAGCCTCAATCGGGTAAAAGGAGAAATAAAGTGGCAAATACTCAATCAATGTGTACTTCGTTTATGGGCGAGTTGATGACCGGAACACACAATTTCGGCACTGCTCCCGTTCGTGCAACCGGCGCTACAGACGCTTTCAAGGCGGCGTTGTACCTAGCATCGGCTACCGTAAATGCAGCCACGACTGCGTACACAGTCAGTGGTGAGGTTTCTGGTACAGGCTATACCGCTGGCGGCGTGGCAGTGACTATGGCAACCCCTCCCACGGCAACAAACTCTTCGGCAACGGCGGGGGTGGCTTTTGTCACACCTTCTGCGTCGATCACATACACCTCAGTGACCCTGACTACGGCGTTTGATGCGGTGTTGATCTACAACTCAACACAGAGCGATAAGGCGGTCAGTGTTCACACGTTTGGTAGTCAGACCATTACGGCGGGTACTTTCACTTTGACGATGCCAACAAACAACACTACAGACGCTTTGTTACGCTTGGCTACCACCTAAGGGGTAGTTCATGTCTCTCGGCTGGGGTGACGGTACATGGAGTAGCGGCCCTTGGGGTGGGGGGACGGTATATCCAACAGGCAATTCGGCAACTGGCTCCGTTGGGTCGGCTTCGCCTGATCGTCTTATCGCGCTCACCGGGGTATTGGCTTCTGGGAATGTTGGGGATGTCACTGAGACAAACAATCCGACAGAAGATGGCAACATTGCATATGGAAACGTAGGCAGTGTAGGGGTTACCCGCACAGTCGCATTGTCGGGAATTGTGGCATCTGGGGCCGTTGGTTCTGTTACGCAAAGTACGGGTATTGCCCTGACTGGTAACGTTTCCAGTGGCGCTGTTGGCACTTTGTCCCGGGGCGAGACGCTGCTTGCGTTGACTGGTAATTTCTCTTCTGGGGCCGTTGGTTTAGCTACAACAACCACTTCCAAGGATTTAACGGGTGTAGACGGGGCCGGTTTGGTTGGCAGCCTTACCACTTCTAGGCTTATCGCTTTGGCTGGCAATGTCACATCCGGGGCCGTAGGGTCGGTTTTGACAACCACCTCTAAGGATTTAACGGGTGTAGACGGGGCCGGTTTGGTTGGCAGCCTTACCACTTCTAGGCTTGTTGCCTTGGTTGGTGCGGAGGCAACGGGCTCGCTAGGAACGGTTGTTTACACTGAGTTTTTCCCAGCGCCGGGGGATGAGGCGATTGGCTCGGTTGGCGTGACTAGCCCTGTTTTTTCTGTGGCTTTGACAGGGGTTGGAGCGGCGGGTGCGGTGGGAACAATAACGCACGGCGGTGCGGTAGTTGGGTTAACGGGTGTTAATGCCTTGGGCGAAGAAGGCAGTGTAGTTGCCTCTTTTCCTAGAACGTTAACGGGTGTTAATGCAACTGGACAGGTGGGTAGTGTGATTGCGGTTTATTGGAGTCCAATAGATGACAATCAGACCCCTTCGTGGCAAAATATCAACAACCCACAGACTCCCGGCTGGACGAACATTGTGAATGTAGAAACGGCTGACTGGGAAGAAGTTGTAACTTGAGGTAAAAAATGGCAACAGCATATACATCATTATTGGGCCTAGCTCTTCCGGTTACAGGCGAGTTATCGGGTACATGGGGTTCAACGGTAAACGACGAAATAACAGCGTTGCTTGACTCTGCGGTAGCGGGGACGACAAGCATCACTGCTGACGCAGACATTACCTTATCTGACACGGATGGGGCTGCTAATGAGACACGGCAGGCGGTTATTCTTTGGAACCCCGCCACGGGCACTACCACAAGAAACATTACTGCTCCAGCGCGGTCTAAGGCGTATATCGTTATCAATGCTTCGGGTGGCACGCAGTCTATTGTTCTTCGCGGTGTGGGACCAACGACTGGGGTGACTATTGTTCAGGGAGAAAAAGCTGTTTGTGCTTGGAACGGCTCTGACTTTGTAAAGGTAGCCAATCAAAACGGGATTGGAAACTTCACGACATTAAACGCCACGACAGTGGACTCGACTAATATTGAAGTTACCAACCTAAAGGCCAAAGACGGCACGGCTGCTGGCTCTATTGCAGATTCCACGGGTGTTGTGACACTCGCTTCTTCTATTCTTACAACCGCTGACATAAATGGTGGAACAATAGACAGTACAGTTATTGGTGCTACCACTCCTGCTGCTGCCACAATTACAACTCTTACTGCCACACTGAACTCCTCGTTCACGTCAACTGGCGCATTGACCATCAGCAAGGGAACGACTGGAGAGCGTCCTACACCAGCAAGCGGGATGCTTCGCTTCAACACCACTACAACTGAATTTGAAGGCTACAACGGCACGGCATGGGCTTCTGTGGGTGGTGCGGCACTGGTCAACGATACCTCGACTGCAAGCAACCTTTTCCCGTTATTTGCGACTGCTACAAGCGGCACGGCGGCGACATTAAATACCTCCAACGCCAAGCTGTTGTACAAGCCAAGCACTGGTGAATTTCAAGCTTCAGCGCCTGTTGCGAGTAACGGCATTATGGTGAACAGTTTGACTGTGGCAACAAGCTATACGATTGCGGCTGGATTTTCTGGTGCATCGGCTGGCCCCATCACAATTGCGAGCGGTCAGTCGGTCACGGTTGCTGGTGGTTCACGCTGGGTGATTTCTTAAAGGATTTGACATGAGCTTAGTATTACTTGGATCAACAAGCGGAAGCGTTACGCTACAGGAACCAGCGGTTGCTGGTACAACTACGCTTACTTTGCCAGCAGTAAGTGGCACGATACTGCAATCAGGCACAACAGTAACAGAAGCCCAAGGTGGCACAGGCACAACCACTGGCTACTACGGGTTTAAAAACCGCATCATCAATGGCGCAATGGTTATTGACCAGAGGAATGCGGGGGCGCTTATTACAAGCCCTGCAAGCGCGCAATACTTGGTGGACAGATTTTTTTATCGTTCAACAATCGCTGCAAAATTTAACGCTCAACAAAATGCAGGCTCTGTCACTCCACCCACTGGATTTATAAATTATTTGGGGATGACATCAACATCAGCATATTCTGTTGGATCTGGTGACAGATTTAATATTGCTCAAAACATTGAAGGTTTGAATGTTGCTGACTTGGGCTGGGGTGCGGCTGGTGCAACTACCGTCACTCTGTCTTTTCAAGTCTATTCAAGCCTGACTGGTACTTTTGGCGGCGCATTACAAAACTCTGCTGGAGACAGAAGCTATCCATTTACTTACACAGTTTCATCTGCAAATACATGGACACCCATCTCTGTGACTATTGCTGGAGATACATCTGGCACATGGCTCAAGACAAACGGAACTGGTATAGCGGTTTATTGGGGTCTAGGTGCTGGTTCTACAACTAGTGGAACGGCGGGTGCTTGGGCGGCGGCGGGATACTTCTCAGCCACAGGCGCAGTCAGCGTAGTCGGCACAAACGGAGCCACGTTCTACATCACAGGTGTCCAGCTTGAGAAAGGCTCAACAGCACCGAGCTTCGACTACAGGCCGTATGGCACTGAGTTGGCGTTGTGCCAGCGGTATTACTGGAGAGCAATAAATGGTACAAACCAACATATGGCGGGAACTGCTTATTATTTTAGTGCCACAGAAATTAATATGGCGATTTCATGTCCTATGCCAATGAGAGCGACGCCAACTTTAGAACAAGTAACTGGAATTGATTTCTATTTTTTCACAGGGGCTCTGGATTATTTTGATGGTTGGACGAATCTACAATTTTTCTCACCTTCAACAAATCCAACACAAATCAATTTGTATGTTACTTCTGGCGTTAGTGGGACTTCTGGCCAAGCAGGAGGCATAAGAGCCAACAATGCTTCTTGTTCAATTGCTTTTGCTGCGGAGTTATAAATCATGTATCAATTAGTCAAAAAAGATAATGAAACAATTTCTGTTCGTAAAACAGAAGGTGCATTTGTAAAAGTCATCCCTTTTGACCCCGCCAACACCGACTACCAAGCCTATCTTGCTTGGGTGGCTGAAGGCAACACACCAGAGCCAGCAGAGGAGAACACATAATGGCCGTCACGCTCAACGCAAATTCGTCAACGGGTTTTATTGCCACCTCTGACACATCGGGAGTACTCCAACTCCAAACTGGCGGGACTACTGCTGTCACTGTGGACGCTTCACAGAATGTGGGGATTGGTACTGCAAGTCCGGGAGTTCGTCTTGAAGTTTCTGGCGCTTCTGCGGCCTCAAGTTTCAATGCTTTAAGAATGGCAAATACAGATACAACAGCAAGTTCTCCAGTAACTACGCTTTTTCAATCCGCAGATGACGGAACATTGCGCAATCGAGCAACAATGACTAGCGGTTCTGATGGGTCAAACAATGGTTATATCGCTCTGAGCACACGGTCAAGCGGGTCAATCACTGAGAAGTTTCGACTTAACTCCACTGGCGCTCTGGTTCTTGCTGGTGGTTCAACATCTGCAAACGGCACAGGCATCACCTTCCCTGCAACTCAATCAGCATCATCTAACGCAAACACGCTGGATGATTATGAAGAGGGGACTTGGACGCCTACTGTTACGGCACAAGTTGGTTCAATCACAACTGTTACTGGTCAAACTGGCATTTATACAAAAATTGGAAGCCGTGTAATTATTGAATTTTATTTTGATATTACAAGTGTAGGCAGTGCAACTGTTGCAATTGGCGTTTCTAATCTTCCATTTACCCCAAGTGTCACAAACATAAACTATTACACTGCGCCATCAAGATTGAGAGCTGGCGCTTTGAGTGTTAATTCTGAATGGTATA